GCGCCGCGCGGACATCCGGTAAGGACCCGTCACCACCGGTCCCATCTCGCTTCCTTCCACGTCGGCGCCGCAGTCGGTTCCCGACTAGCCCAGTACGTCGCTAGCCACGCCGACGTCACCGCCGTGCACTTGACCATCTTCTTGACGTGCGGGCATTTCGCACTGCTGTAGATGCGCCCGCAGTCGTCCTTTTTGAGCGCCTCTGACCCGGGGCGCTTCGATGGCGAGTGCGGCTGGAAATGCTTACACCAACTTCCGTACGGGCACTTGAACCTCTTGCTGCAGGAGCAGATCAGAACTCTCGGTGTGGCCATTACCTGTCTCCTTGTTTGTCGTCTTGACAGAACAGCCTTCCGGGTGTACGAATGTCCTTACTCGCAAGTCCCCGGGCGAAGCGAGCTTAGGTCTGTCGGTCTCGTCTACCAGTTCTCTCTTGACGACTCGGCGCATGTACATCAGGCCGCAGGCGCAGCAGATGGTAGTGACGTCCTTGAACTTGCACTCAGGACGGTAGCGGCGATCACCGGTCGGGTGGACGTCGTAGCTGTGGCAATCCGGGCAGTGTGGCGCCTCTGCGATCTCGCGCAGAGGCCAGTGGCGACATCGCTGTCCGAGCTTGGGCACTACTGGCACTCCTGGTTGACCGCTGCGTCTCTGAGCTGGACGCGGTAGAGGTAGCGCGGTGCGTTGGCCCAGCGGCAGAGTGCGGCGATGGCGGACGCGAGGACGATGGCGGCGGCGATCAGGGCGAGCAACTCGCGCGGGGTCAGTTGGTGGCGCATGTGGGGTTCGCCTGTGCGTTAATGTTGCGCACGTTGCACGCTTTCCCAATCCAAATTTCCCCGCGCAGTGAGCAGGGAGCGCGGTGGCAGATGGTGAGGACGCGGCTTCCGTCAGGTCTGACGAGCGTGGTGGCGGTGGCTCCGCAGACTGGGCAGGGTGAGACGGGCAGGCAGAGTTTGCTCACGTCGTGGTCCCCGTGTAGTTGTTGCTGATCTCCCGCAACTCTTGCAGCGAGACGTTACCGCCGAGGCGCCCGGAGTCCTGCATCCAGTTGTAGAGGCGATCGGCTGCGGCCTCTATCAGGCTCTCCCGCTGCTGCGTTGCCCGGCCGACTGCCCAGCCACGCTTGTAGCGGGAGGCAGCATACTGGCGCATCCGCTCCAGTTCGTGCTCTACCTGGGCAACCTTGCGCTCAAGGGCAATCAGCCTTGCCGTCTCGACCATGACCATTACGCCCTCGGTGCGCGCCTTCCGCGCCACCTTCTGTCTGGCCACCCGGGCACGGCAAGACGGGCAGGTACGGCAGCCGTCTTCGCGGCCCCAGGGACGGCCGCAGCCGTTGCGGTTATGTGGGTTCTGCCGCTTGGCCTGCATGACCCGGCGGAACTCCGCTCGGCGGACGGCGTCCAGCGGCCGGCGCGACGGTGATGCACGCCCCTCTTTGGCACGCCCCACCGGAACCGGGCCCTCTGGCAGGGCGATGGTTATTGCGCCGGTCGCTGGCTCGCGCTCACCCATTGGCGGCCTCCTTTTCCTTGAACTTCCCGCACCTGGCGACGCCCTGCTGCGGCCAGCCGCATTCGGTGCCGGCGAGGGCGCAGGCGGGACAGAGGGGGGCCGACGAGAATAGGTCGTCCTGTCGCAGGCACGCCGGCGAGAACCAGATACGCTCACGCCCACGGTTGGCCCCGTCCCCGCGGTTGTTGTACCCGCCGCCCGCCTTCCATGATACGCACTCCCAGCCGGGGAGCGCGTCCCCGTGCGCCTCGTCCGCGTAGCCGCACAAGGCCACGCGCATCAGCGGGTGCTTCCCGGCCTCCGCAGCCCACTCGCGCACGGCGCCGGACAACCCGTGTGCCCGCTCGCCGTAGTCGGTGCCGTCCACGTCGTAGGGCGGGTCGAGAAAGACGCCGGTGAGCCCCAGATGGTGCGTCGGCGACGGCCCCAGCACCCGGGACCAGTCGCCGCAGCAGACGCGGACGCCGCGGAGGCGGTCGGCCAGCTCCAGGAAGTAGGCAAGCAACCGGGCGCGGCGGTCGGCGCAACCGCCGGAAACTGGCTCGCCCTTGCCGGGGTCGCCCAGGTGCGGCAGTTGGCGGTTCACGCCCTTGCCGGGGTCGCCCAGGTGCGGCAGTGACTCCTGCTTGCTCGGCCGGCAGAAGTTGTCGCCGATCCAGCTCGACAAGCCCCACGCCCAGTAGCCGGCCACGCGCGCGTCAAAGTAGTCCGGGTCCACCTTCAACGCCTCGACGCGCTCGGCCTGCCGATGTAGCCAGGCGTGGCGGGCGTGCAGGTCCGCCTCGTTGACCGGGTTGTCGGCCGCGTCGCACACCGCCCCGGGGTTGTTTTGCAGCGCCCGCCAGAAGTTGACGACGTAGCAGTCGAGGTCGTTCACGGTCTCGACGCGGGTAGCCGCGAACGGCCAGTGCGGACGCGCCAGGAGCACGGCGAGCGAACCGGCGAACGGCTCGACCAGATTATCAACATCTCCAAACCGACTCCAAACCAACTCTGCCGCCCTGCTCTTCCCCCCGAACCACGGGAATGGCGCCTTCATGTGGTCCCCCCGTCCTGCGCGCCCGGAGCAGCGGGGGCGCGACGCACCATGATCGCCCACTTGGCCGGCGTGCCGTTATCTTCGACCGGACACTGAAAGACGTTCATGCCTTCCCCTCTCAGCGCCCCGTCGCGCTCCAGGTCGGAGAAGCAGAACCCGACGCAGGTCCAGCCGAAATGGCCGCAGGCACCGACGATGGCGGCCATTTCGCCGCCGTCGGGGCGGCGCACCCACAAACCGCCGCAGGTCTGCGGCTCCACCGGCCACGCCTGGCGCTCGACCTTGGCAGGCTCGTAGGTGACGACGGAGCCGGGGTGCAACGCCTCCTCGCGCTCGTCACGCTCGGCCGATACCTGCTCGGCAGAGGACGGAGGGTTGGCGGCCCGCAGGCGCCGCAGCTCGTCGGCCGCCTCCTGGACCCAGCGCTGCGACTGTTGCAGCTCCTCCTCTGCCTCGACGGCGCGGGCGGTCAGCGTCTCGCACTCCTTGCAGGGCTCGGCCGGCACCCGTCGGTTCCAGGCGGCGACGGCCGCCTCCTCGCTGGGGTACCATTGGGACGCCAGTCCACAGCTCGCGCACTCGCACAGCCAGTGTGTGTGTACCTCGTTCCGGCGGGTATGGGCGCGGCAGTCACAGCAGGGGCATGGCAGGAGCTTGGTGTCGGCGGTGCTCTCCTCCACCGGCCGGCAGGGGCCGGGGCAGTACTCCCTCGGGGTTTTGCAGTAGTGGCTTTCGTCGTGCTCTGCTTCGTGCTCGCACACTCCAGGCCCCTTCCCGCACGGCTCCGGGCACGCCTGCATTCGCCTGGTCATTGCTCTTCCTCCTCCAGCTCCCGGTCCTCGGCCTCCAACTCGCGCAGCGTCGGTCGGTCGTCGTCGGGCCAGGGTCCGTCAGACGCTTGCCGCATCGCCTCGTAGCCGGCGGCACCCTCGATGTCGTTGGTGTAGTAATCCTCGCGCATGGTCACCCCCTCACCACATCGCGGCGGGTCAGCCCGCCGCAGCCCACATGGAACCCGTCGCGCTTCCACTCGGCCAACCGGTTGGCGCGCTCGGCTGCCAGCCGCCGCCTGTACCGCTCCGACTGCTTCCGAGTAGACTGTGACGTGCCCAGCCTCTCCCACCTGTCCATCTCGCTATGCGTCATCCCGAACCGCTCGGACGTGCTGCTCACGACTCGACCTCCTCAGAAGCTGATCGCGTCGTCCTCGACTGCCGGGGCCGCGGTGGCCGTCTGTGGCGAGACCTGCGTCCGGCCGTGGAACCAGTCCATGGCGTCGCCGGCGGTGGCGAACGTGGCGCGACGGCAGGCCTCCAGTTGTCCGGGCCGCGGCTGGGGCTGCATGCTGCGCAGCGCCAGCACCCCGGCATGGCAGGAGCACGGCACCAGCATCGGGTAGGCACGCTCCTGCGCTCCGAGCGTCTCCGGCCGGTCGATGGGCACCAGCCCGTTCAGCACCCCGACCTCGCCCTGGCGCTTCGTCCGGCAGACGCAGTACACCCAGCCCGACGCCCGGCACGACTCGCAGTAGGGCAGTACGGCCCGTTGCTGCGCGCCGTCTCGGGTGTCTGGCGGGTTCGCCTCGTAGGCTCGGCGCAGTGCCCGCCGCAACTGCGGGAGGCGCGGCTGGCCGCGGAGCGTCCCGGCCGCCTCCTCGTCGCCCAGGATGTCCACCGCCGCCAGAAGGTAACGCTCAGACTGCCGCATCGCCCAGGAGCCGATGACACCCTGCGCCTCGGTGCCGATCTGGAGCTTGCCCCAGTTGGCCTCGTACTGCGCCCAGAAGCGGCCCATCATGGCCGCGGTCTGCTCAGGCGTCCGCATGTTCGGCCCTCCTGGCATCCTCTTCGGCTGCCGTCTTCAGCGACAGCGCGACCAGGTCCTGGATGTGGGTGTCGGCCTTGCCGTTGCCGCCCTTCGCGTAGTTGCCCTCAAGCAACTTCGCCTGGTTCGTCTCGGAACCCACGAGCCAGTCGAATGAGAACCAGCGGCCCCTGCGGACGAACTCCGACTCGGCGATGCGGGCCACGAGCGCCTGGCGGTTGGCCCACAGGCCGAGCTTCAGCGAGACGCGGATGTGCGTGCGCCTAGCGGTGGTCAACTTTGCGGCGGCCGGGACGCCGTATGGCTTGGCCACCTCCTGGTTCCACCAGTCGATTACCTGCTGGGCATCGACCTCCTCGGCCGGGACGCCAGCCGGCGCAGCCGGCGCTTCTGGCGTGTGTTCTTCTCCATCTCCATCTCCATCTCCATCTCCATCTCCATCTCCTGCGCGAGACTCTCGCGAGAGTGTCGCGAGGGAGGCCGCTTCGGCGGGTCTCTCCATAGGGGGAACCGGATCGGCGACGGCGGCCACGGGCTCCGGGATCGGCGACTTGCCCGGATGGTCGACGCGCTGGTGTTTCGACCAGCTAACGATTTCCGCGTACTGCTCTCCGCCGACCTCGTAGAGAGTCACGCGAGACTCTCGCGAGAGTGTCGCGAGTATCTCGCGAGCCCTATCCAAGCCCATGTCCTGGTAGGCAAAGGCGCCGGCACGAAGCAACGCCGGATGCCAGCGCAGGCGGCCGTAGTCGTCCGCCGCCGACCAGCACCAGACGTAGGCAAGCCTGGTCTCGGCGTCCCAGGATGCGACCCGGGAGTCGGTCCAGAACTCGGGCTTCACCGAGCGAATCCGCATCAGAAGGCCTCCTCCTTGGCGGCCGGCTCCAGCTCGGGCATGTCGATCTCGTCGTCCAGGGCCGCCACCACCTGGCACCCTGGACGGTCTCCGTAAACCTTGCTCGCGAGAATCCCTATGACCTGAGCGTCGTCGTGCCAGAGCACGCCAGTAAGCGCGTCGAGGACGGACCTAGCCAACTTGTCCAGGTCCGGCTTCTTCGTCGGCGCCGACGGGCGCCGCTTCGGCAGGGACGCCGGCTTCGGCAGCCAGAAGATCAGGTCAACGTGGACCGGCCCGCGATACAGCGGCGCCCCGCGCAGGTCGCGGCTGACGGCGAGCTGGGCCTCGGCCTTCAACACCGCCATCCACGGACGCGTCCTGGTGTTGTCATCGTGAACCCAGGAGTAGAACCCGCGACCGTGGCACTTCGGGCAGTGGCCGGCGGCCGTCTTCCCGGACCCGCCGCAGAGCTGGCAGCGCATGCCGCCGCCCTGCAGCGAGCCCTTTGGCGCCGGGACCCCGTAGACGCGGAACTCCAGTCGCCTCATTCCCCGTCCTCCACCTGGTTGCCGTCCAGGGCGAGGCACGGCTGGTCAATCGCCGCGAAGTGGTCGCGAATCTGGCCCATCATGCCGATCTCGCGGTCAGCGTTGGCCTGGCGCATGTGCCCGTCGGCGACGCGCCGGGCGTAGACGCGGAGGCGCATCTGCAACTCGCGCTCGGCGCAGGCCGCCAGCTCGGCGGCCGTGTAGCTGCCCTGCTTGGCCTGCTGGGTCATGCCTTGTCTCCCTCCAGCGGGAGCTGCGGGTGCCCGTCCTCGACGACGGTCTCGCCCTCGGCCTTCCTGCGGCAGCCCCAGGCCAGGACCGGGGTAGCGGCCACGCCGCCGCCCCTCGGCGAGACGGTCACGGTGACCGTCAGGCGGAACTTGGGGTCGGCGCTGTCGCTGGCCGCCATGATGTCGCGGTAGTCCTCCAGCAGTTGCTCGAGGTTCTCGGACACCAGTCCGATGCTCGCGCCCAAGGCCGCCGACGTGGCCTCCAGGAAGGGGTTGGCCACCCCGTCATTGTGCAGCGCCCGCAGCGCCGCGCGAAACGTCGACATCTTCACCGCCGGCCCGCCGTTCAGAGAGATGGTCGTGTCGTCTGCCATGGTCACGCTTTCTCCACCTTGAGGACGGGCTCGCCGTAGGTCACAACGCCGTCCATGGTTTCCGAGAACTCCTGTTTCGCGGCCTTCAGCGTAACGCCGTCCTTTTCCTTCCGGCTGCGGGCGTATAGGTCTTCCAGGTCAGCGACGGATACCGACACGCAACGCAGGAAGGCGTCGCGGCTTACGTGCGCCTGCATGCGCTCGAAGGCCAGGTTCGCGTCCTCGACCTTGCGCTTGCCCTTCGTGGTACGCAGCATGTACCCGGCGACCGCGCCTCCCTTCACAAGGTGGTCGCGTATCGCCTCCTCGATTGCCGCGGCCTGCTGCTTGACGGTGCGCGCCCGGTCGAGCAGCGCGCCGAGCACGTCGGGGCGGTCCAGCGGCAGCGTCGCCGCCGGCACGATCTCCAGGCGCTCGCGCGCCGCCGGGCAGACCGCGCGCCCCGGGCAGTAGCGGCACTGCTCGTCGCCGGGGAGCAGCGTCCAGGCCTCGGCGCCGGCCCGCTGGACGGCGGCCCGGATGCGCAGGTGCGCGCGGTCCAGCTCGCCAGCGTCGAACGCCCGCCACTCCAGGGAGCGGCTGACGCGCGGCTGGAACACGGCCAACTTGACGTTCTCGACGTCGTAGCGCTGGGCCGCCATGACGGCGTAGGCCATGAGCTGCCAGTTGCTCTCGGGCGCCGCCACCGGGCTCCGGCCGAACTTCCAGTCGAGCAACCGCAGCGGCTCGCGCAGCGGCTCGCCGTCCTTCCGCAGGATCACGTCGGCGGTGCCGGCGGTCATCACCTCGAAGTCGTCCAGGAGACGCAGCGGCACCTCCGTCTCCACCTGGTAGCCGGCCGCCACGCTGGCCGCGACGTGCCCGGCGCAGGCCGCGACCAGCTCGCACTGCTCGGCGGTGTGGTCGGGCGAGAGCGGCCGTCCGTGGATGGCCTCCACAACCTGGGCGTGAAGCATGGCGCCCTCGGAGGCCTCCGGCGAGGCCTCGTCCGGCTGCCCGGCCGCCACCCGCCACGAGGACGGGCAGAGCGCCAGGCGGTGGAGCCGGCTGGGGCTGAAGACGTGGTGGGTGCTCACTTCTGCACCTCCGCCTTGGCCTTGTACAGCCGCGCGGCGTTGCGGAAGCGGTCCTGCGCGCCCATGATCGCCGCGGCGCGCTTCGGGCTGTCGGCGACGGCCCAGGGCGGGTCGTCGTTCATCACGTACCCGATGCTGACCAGGTAGCGCTGCAGCCAGGCGCTGCCGACCTCGGCCTCGATCTCCTTCAGGAACGCCAGGACGGCCTCGCGGTCGACTTCGGGGGCAGGGGCGCCCATCGGGACGGGGGCAGGCGCCTCGGGCGCCGCTTCGGCCGCCTGCGGCGCGCGGAACAGGCTCTGCGTCGGGCCGACCGTCGTCGCCGTGCCCTGGACCGGCGTGGCCTCGGCAACGTCGCCGTCGACCACGCTGACGCCCTTCAGCGTGCGGATGAGCCACGCCAGGGCCTTCCGCCTTGCCTTGCCCTGGTAGGCCTCGGTGCTGGTGATCGCGGCGCCGTCGCGCGACAGCGCGCCCTTGACGCGGTAGGTCAGCTCGCGCGTCTGCTGCTCGCCGCCGTTGGCCTTCCAGGACACCGTCACCGGGACCGTCGCCCAGGCGGCGCGCTCCTCGACCGTCTCGTCCGGCAGCCCCGGCGTCGCCTCGTAGGTCAGCCCCGGGACCTGGCCGAGCAGGTGCTCGCAGCCCTCCTGCGTCACGTAGGTGTTGCCGGCGATGACGTTGAACTGGTTGCCGACCGGGTAGAGCCCGGTGAGCAGCGCCTCGATCATGCAGCGCTTCACGATCTGCGCCGGGTAGCCGCCCTGCTTGTCCTGGTCCGTGCGGAAGCCCAGGCGCGAGCCCTGGAGCTTCATCACCGGCGCCATGACCTCGGGCGTCAGCAGCGCGTCGATCTGCCCGAGCGCCGCGGCCATGGCCATCGCGCGCCGCATCCGCTGCCCGACGCCGACCACGGCCAGCCCCTGCTCAACCGCCAGGTCGAGCCGATCCACCACCGCCTCGTCCACTGCCAGCGCCAGCGGCGCCGCGCTCCCGTTGTTCTCTGCCACGTCAGTTCTCCCGCTTGTTTGCGCGCGGGCTCCACCCGCGCGACGTCTTCGGCTGCCGCTCCCACACGTACAGCCCCATCTCGAACAGCCGCAGGACGATCTCCGCCTGCAGGCACATCGCGAACGCCGCCGGCCGCGGCTTGGCCAGCATCCCGCCGGACGGCGCCCACACTGACCGGCGCTGCTTGCGCAGCTCGCCAAGGTGCCGGAGGTCCCTCACGGCCTCGCCGTGCCCTCCCGCTCCGGGATCTCGGCCGCCAACAACCGCACGAAGGAGCTGCGCCCTCAGCTCCGGGTTGGCGCCGATGCTCCTGACGTTCTCCTCGAACATCTCGCGGACGCGCTTCTTCATCTCGCCCTCTCCCACTGCACAGCGGCGCGCAGCACCCCCGCGGTGTCGCGCGCTGCGAGGGCCTGCGCCCTCTCTTGGGCCAGGCGCTCCAGGCGCCGGGCCTGCGTGTCGTTGATGCGCCGCGCGACCTGGTAGGCCTCCTCGTGGTCCACCAGGAGCAGCGGCCGGCTGCGGTCGCGCACGAGCACCGGTCGCCCGTCGGTCCCCCGGACCGCCCAGGCCGACGCGTGCTCGACGTACTCGCAGCGCGCCCGGCTCATGCGGCCACCATGGACAGGGCGGCCAGGATGAGCGCCATCCCGATCCCCGTGCCCAGCAGCAGCCAGGGCATCGCCTCCAGCGCCCTGACGTACCAGGGCTCCGGCTCCGGCGACAACCTGCGGATGTAGCTCACGCCGCTCATGCGACCTCCTGTTCTGGATGCTCGCGCATCCACTTCTCGACGAACTCTCGCGCCATGGCCCGTAGGTCCGCCTGGGTCAGCGGCAGCCGGATGCGCCGCACGCGCCGGCCCCTGGCGTCCGTGATCCGGCCGTCCGGGTGGACGGTGTAGGAAGCCCCCGCTCCGGCGCTCCTGGAAGCGCTCCCGGGCTCGCGCGCCGGGTCGGCAGCCGTAGCCGCCGTGCCAGTCGCCGGACGGGACGCCGTCGCGGGGGAATGCCTCATGCCAGTGCCCTCTCCTTCCACTCGACGCACCAGGTGCTGCGCGTGGCGTCCATCTGCGACCGCTTGACCGCGACGACCTCACCCGCCTCGATAGGCAGGACCTTGGCCGCGCAGGCCCGGACGTAAACGATCAGCGTGTTCATCGCTCCCCCTTCCCCCCGTCGCCGGGGACGGGGGCCTTGCCTATACGCAAGCCTTTGGGCAGAAAGAAGGCCTCGCCGCGTAGCCAAGCGGCAAGGACCGCACCGGCGAGTGCCCCTACCGTCATCCCGTGAGCCTTCGCGTACTCACGGAACTGGCGGTACACGCCGGCGTTGATCTTCACGCTCCCGCTCGATAGAGCTTTCTTGTCCATGCCCATACCATGCCCCCGCTCGTTCCTCGCCGCAAGGCAAGAATAAAGATTTTTCCAAGATTTTCCAAGCTGGGGCTTGTGCGTTGACGCAAGTTGCTCATAGTCTATGGGATAAGGAGCCGTCGAGGGACGGCGGGAGGTGGCCGGTGAGGATCACACCAGAGGTCAGAGAAGCTATTCGCCTTGCGGCACAACGCGCGGAGTCGAACGCCGCCCTTGGCGCGCTGGCCGGCCTGCATGGGGCCACGATAGGCCAGTACCTCAGCGGCAAGATCACCACCATCAAGGACGACGCATGGGAGCGCCTGCTGCCTCTGCTGGGGCCGTACCTGGCCCTGCTCCAGGAGCTGGACAACCCGCTTCACCCGCGCATCATCCAGTGCCGCTTCGTGCATGACGAACGCAAAGGCCTCTTCGCCATCGGCCATGAGCGCGACGAGACCACCAAGGAAGCCCGCCTCTACATCTGGCCGGACAAGTTGGAGCGGGTCGTCGTCCTCCTCACCGTCGGCCTCAAGGACGAGCAACAGCGGGACATTCGCTGGTGTCATAGCTTCATGGGAAAAGCGTAGGGATTATTTGCATCCCGCATAACCTCGGCCATGCTACGCGCCGTATTCCGCAACCAGGGAGGCCGTCCATGAAGCTCGAACCTCGCCGCTTCCGCTCTGTCACCGAGATGGTTGATGCCGTGGTCACCGACAAGGCCGCCGCCACCAGGATCAAAACCGCGATCGACGACCGGCGCCTGTGCCGGCTCCTCTTGGTGCTGCGCTGCCGGGCCGACCTTTCCCAGGAAGAACTGGCCGAGCGCATGGGCTGCAGTCAGTCGCAGATTTCCCGCATGGAGAACGGGAAGGACGCGGCGGTCAGCGTCGCCGACCTCTTGGCCTACGCCAAGGCGCTCAAGCTCGACGTGCACCTCGACTTCGCGCCCCATCGCACCGCGGTCCAACGCATGGCGTTCTACGTCCACTGCCTCAAGGAAGAGATCGAACGCATCGGCAACCTGGTGCGGGGGGACGTGGAGGCGGAGAAGGACAGCGTGCGGTTCTTCGGCGACCAAGCGCGGGGCCTGGCAGACATTCTGAGCCAGACCGTGTCTCGGTACTCCAGCATGCAGCCGCAGTTGGCAGAAGACCAGTCTTCGGGAGAACTGGAAGTGTCCAGCGCCATGGCGGAACCCGTATCCACCCCATGCGCTACCTGATCTACGCCCGCGTCAGCCCCAAGGGCTCCACCTGGGCCGGCACCGAGACGACCATCCCCGACCAGGTCGCCGAGTGCCGCGGCTACCTGCTCGCACGCGACCCCAAGGCCGAGTGCTCCGAGGTCACTGACGAGTTCTGCAGCGGCGGCGACGCCCGGCGCCCCGGCTACCGCCGCATCCTGGACGAGTTGCAGGCCGGCGATCCGCCCTGGGACGTCCTGGTGGTGCGCCACCTCGACCGCCTGTCGCGCTCCCTCGCCGACGCCGTTGAACTGCTTCAACTGCTCGCGCGCGAGTCCCGCGGCCTCATCTCCACCACCCAGGCCCTCGACCTGGCCACGCCGACCGGCCGCGCCATGCTCGGCATGCTCCTGGTGTTCGCGGAGTGGGAGCGCTCCATGTGCTCTGAGCGCACCCGCTCCAAGATGGTGGCCATCGCAGCCGCCGGCGGCTGGCCGCCCGGGCACCCGCCCTACGGCTACAGGCGGGCCGCCAAGGGCGACAACGTCCTCATCCCGGACCAGGACAAGGCCCCGCGCGTGCGCGCCCTCTACGAGGCCTATCGCCATCGGCACCGCCCCGATAGTCCACAGAGCGGTTACGCCCATCGCGCCCCCGATCAGCGCCGTGGCCCCGTCCGCCAGCCCGGCCCTACCCGCGAGGCCGGCGACGATCACGGCCGCGACGCCGACCACCACCGCACACGTGCGCACCACCCACGAGACAACGCCGCCGACCGTGCGGATCACGCCCGCGCTCCGCTCCAGGGCCTCGCGACTGTACTGCGTCCCCATGATGCCCTCCGGGTTGCTGGCGCTACCATAACGCCGCACCGGGGAAGGAAAAGGGCCGCCCTGGCGGGGGCGAAATAGGCGCCGCGGGAGGACGGCGCCGGTAAGGGAGGCCCGCCAGGGCGGCGAAGGTCAGGGCTTGCGCGGCGGACACGGGAGCCTGGGGACGGAACTCCCTAGTCGGTGAGCCCGCATGCCGACGCTGTCCGCGGTGCGGCCGAGGTGCCCCCCGAGGGCGGCCACAGGCACCCTCCCGTAATAGGCACGCACCACAGCGTCCTCCTCCGGCGTCCACGGTCTGTACTGTGGCGTGCGTACCAGCAACTCCAGCTCTGGCACGACTAGATCCGGCACGTCTCGGCCCGCGCACTGCGTAGTTGCACGCATTCTGCCGCCCATCGAATGACCCTCCCGTTACTGACCTCAAACCAGCACAACCCCCAGTGGCACGCCCGGCGGACCCGCCGCCGGCCGTACCGCGTACTCGCCTGCAACGCCGGCACCGTCAGCGCCAGCGCCGCCCCCGCCGCCCCGCAGTAGACGTGGTAATGGACGTGCGCCCTCAATACCACCTGGACGCGCGGTGCGACCCCGTCCGCCGCCCCGATCAGGTCCCAGAGCGCCTCGCGAGCGACGGCCGTAAACCGGCCATGCGGCACCGAACTGCCGCCTACCTCATGGGCGCAGTCGAAGGTGACGCCCTCGACCTCCGGGTACAGCCGGTCGGCGATGCGCCGGCACCCGAGCCCGGCGGCCACCGCGTCCTCGAACTCCTCGAGCTGCCCGGTGTGGTACGGCGTCCCGCGAACGATGGCGTAACCCCGCCGCGGCCGCCACGGCGCCAGGCACTCCACCGCCATCTGCGCCTGCTCGGCCCGGTCGGTGGTCAGCAGCTCCGTCCCGCCGCTGACCTCGCCGCGCCCATCGATCAGGTCACCGAGCGCCAGCACCACGTCAGGCCGCGGCAGTGACCGGCGCAGCTCCTCGTACCGGCTCCACGCCTCGAGCTGCTTTCCGAACGCACTCCCGGGCCGCTGCTCCCGCTCCCGCCATGAAGGCGGGGTCAGCCCCTCCCGGTGCCCGCAGTGCAGGTCCCCCAGCGCCACGACGAACGCCGACCGCGCCCTGCCCCGGGTACTCAATGGGTCCTCCCGCCGCTGAATAACGCGAACAACGCCGTAGCCAGCGCCGCCAGTCCCGAAGTCGCCGCCGTCCGCACCGCCCACCGTCGGCGCTGCTCGGCCTGCTCGAGGCGGTCCAGCCGGATCGCGTGCGATTCCGGCCCCAGGTCCAGGCACGGGAGCGACCGCATCTGCGCCAGCGCCGCGTCTATCTGCCGGCCTTGCGCCTCGACGGCTGCGGACAACTTGGTCAACTCGCGAATGACCTGGTCGTGGAACTCCGCGTCAGGCATGGGCTCCCCTCCCATACGACAGGCCGCCGAACAGGCGGACGGCCCGATACATGAGCCGCCGCTTGCCCAGCCGAATGCCGCAGTCGGCCAGCGCCCGGAGAAAAACCGCGTCGCACCACTCCCGCGGCAGCGCCGCCGACCGGTACAGGTGGTCATGGATCACGGCGGCCCGCAGGTAGGTGTCGTGCGGGCACCCCACGACCGCCCACAGGAACCGCGGGATGCTCGCCCCGTCGGAGAGAAATCCGGCCGGTACGGTGAGCACCCCGAACACGGCGTCGACGTAGGTGAACGCCGAGAGCAGGGCGACGGTAGGGTGGCCGGCGCGGCTCCACCAGTGGAGTTTCGGCGGCGGTTCGCAGAACTCGAACCGCAAGGGCAGGGGGAACCGCATGGAAGTCGTCACGGTACGAGGCCCCCCACGTCGGCCTTGGTGCCCCTGCCGACTCCACCAGTGCGCCCGCGGCGCCGGCGGAATAAACTCGGTCAGCAGCGGCAGCGGCCAGGCCGTCTCCCGTGGGCGGATGAACTCGGCGGCGGCGGTCACTTCTTCACCTGCGGCGTCACCTGGTTTCCGTCGGCCTGCGCGCTGGCCCCACCCTGCTCAGTGCCGGTGAACGCCGGCGAGGTCACGCCCACCTGGATGGACACCGCCGGCACCGTCGCGCCGGCCGCCTGGTGCACCGTGAGCCCGTCCAGCCGCACCCGGCCGTGCGTCACCGCGCGCACCGTCCCGTTGTCCCGGCGCGTGCCCATGCTCGACTCGATCGACCCGCAGCCGCAGCAGACGACCGCGACGGTCGCGCACACGAGTAGTCTGCGCATGCCCTGTCCCCCTATTCGCGGAACCGTGTAGTCGGTGAGGTGAACGCCCCGGTATAGCGGGCGGCCCCCTTGGTGATGCGGACCTCGTCGATATTCCCGTCCCAGTCGTACGCCGAACCGGACATCCCGCCAACCCGAAGCGTGCCCGCTACCCCCGTAATCGACTCTGCCGGCCCCGTGTTGACGCCGAGCGACAGCGCGGTCCCGTTGACGTAGAAGGCTACGACGCCGGAGACGCGGGACACAGCGACGTGGTACCAAGTCGTCGCCGAAGGGTTCCATGCGGCCTCGATGTCGGTCTTGTCCAACGCCCCCAATTTGACGTAAAAGACCAGACTGCTCCCGGCCATGTACAACTGCCACCGATTGTTGGTATCTGCGGTCTGTGACAGGATGGCGTCATTGGCCTCCGCCAAGTCGAACCGCACCCACGCCTCAATGGTGTAGTCGCCGGTCCCGAGGTCAAAGTCGGCGGAATCCGGTGCCTCGACGTAGTCCGCGGTGCCGTCGAATAGGAACGAGCTTTTGTCTGCTGCGAAGGCGTGCAGGGCGGTGTCGGTCTGCGCATTGCCACCGAACGTCAGCGCGTGCGGGTCGAAAGAGTAGTCCCAGTCAGCGGTGCCGGCGTCGGTCTTGCCGTCGCCGCCGTGCAGCAGCAGGACCGTCCGCGTGTCGCCGAGGAAGTGCCCGGCCCCGGCCGCGTACAGGTCGGTCACGAAGGCCTGCCGCTGCTCCGTGCTCGCAAAGGAAATGTCATTCCAGTATGACACCTCGTCAACCACGGCATCGGCGGTGGAAAACCCCGCGAGGGTGAACTGCGTCGCGTTGTCGATGAAGGTGTGATCGTAGGCCGCCGAGTCGACCTGCGCCCCGTCCACGTATAGCCTGACAAGGGTAGCGTCAGCAATCCCCACCACGTGATACCAGGTGTCTTCGACGTAGGCGTCTGCCGTCTGCGCCGTATGTGCGTCCCCGTCCGACTCCCGCGTGTTCGCGCAGAATCGGAACACGCCGTCAGCCCCGACGTCGTGGAGCGACAGGTAGTACGGCCCGGAGCTGCCCTTCCCGATGAACAGCCCATCACCGTTCGAAGACGTGTCGACGTAGACCCAGGCCGACAACGCCCACCCCGATGTCGGTTGGGTATCGGCGGCGTCCCCGGCCAGCGCCGCTACGGCACTGGTCACCCCGTAGCCGTACCCGCGCTTTCCGGTCTCTTGCGTGGCGTCGGCATCGGCCCCGAGGTGATTGACGCCCGCATAGTCCGGCTGCGCGACTCCCGCCCCCGCCTCGAAGGCCCAGTAGACGGACAACTTCGAGGCGAAGTCCACGTAGGCGTCGACCGTGGCTCCGCCGCGGAAGTGCGCCCGCCGGTGCGCCAGGACGCCAGCAGAGGCCACGTCCGCGGCCAGCAGGACCGCCGCCATGGTCACGAGTAGTCTGCGCATCTGTCTGCCCTCCATATCTGGGTGCGCGGTCACCACGCGGACGGCTCGTTGCTGCTCTCCGTGTACTGGATCAGCACGCCCAGCAGGCGCGCGTCCACCGCGCACGTGTCGCCGCCGGCGTCCGCATCCCGGTAGACCTGGAAGTAGACCACGTCGCCAAGCGCCGGCGTCCCGCCAATGGTCAGCGCCGCCGTTGCCGAGCTGACGTGGACGTCGAGCGCCGTCGTCACGGTGTCGGTGACCGTCGCCGCCGTGCCGTAGGCGGTGTCGATGGCGTCCCCCTCGGACAGGGCGATGCCTTGGATGCCCCAGATCACGTTATTGCTGCCGCTGGCCACCGTCCAGAAGAACTTGACCTTGACCGTGCCGAGGCCCCACTCGTCTGGCATGGCAACCCGGAAACACACGTACTCATCCGCGTCCTTGTCGAAGTCGAAGGCGTCCGACATTTCCTTGTTCGTGGCCGCCTCGAAGGTCGCCGATGCGGCCCCGGTCGTGGTCCGCGCGACCATCGCCCCCGCGTCAACCCAGATAGTGCGCGCCACGCCGGTGCGCTTGTAGTCCGTCCCCGCCGACAACGACGCGGCCGACCAGGTCCCCGCCGACACCTTCGCGAATCCGGTCCAACCGCTGCTGTCCTGGTCAGTCCCGCCGTTGTCGGCATCTACGTAGGTGTCGGCGTCGCCGTCGAACGCGGCGCCAGTGTCCGCATCGGCCGCCCAGACGAGCTTATGCGTGGCGCTCGCGTACTTCAGGACATACCCGTTGACCGTCGGGTAGGCGTCGAAACTGGCCACGAATCGCGACGCCGCCCCGTCGTGGAACTCGAGCGTGCCCTGGGTGATGTTCGCGCCGTCGCCGTCGGTGTCGAGCGCCAGTTCTCCCGCTTCGTCCGTCGTCGGGTTGGTCCCGTTCGGCAGCTCCAGCGACCCGGAGAACTCGACATTCTGCGAGCAGTCACCAGTGGTGGTGTCACGCTCTAACGGCTCTTTCTGCCCGGCGTACACGCCGAGCGCCAGCAGCACAGCCGCTACCATCCCCTCTCGCTTCATCGAGTTCACCTCACGATAGTTGTGGGATTGATCGCGAGCCAATCTGACGCATCATCGTCCGGCACCAGATGTAAACTGTCGCCCGGATCCGCCAGCGCAAAGGTCGCCTTCGTGCTGCCGGCCACCGGCGCCCGCGAGGACGCCTTGACCGTCAGCCCGTAGCTCCCGTCACCGACCAGCACAATGCGCAGCTCGGTGCCCGTGGTCGGCGGCGGCAGGTAGAGGTTTACCGCCCGGTCTGACGTGTCGGCGAAGATGTGCCGACATCCGCCGCTCATTGAGAACAACGACGGGAACGTCGCCTCGACCCGCGTCACGCTCAGCGCCATGCTCTCAGTGTCCACCGGGCCACCTATCTCACGATGGTCGTGAGGTTCTCGTTGTACCAGGACGTGCCGTCCGAAATCAGCCGGCAGGAGTCGTACTGGCGCGACAGCACCAACCCGCCGGCGTCGCCGTTGATCGTCCCGACAACGGTAATCGCGCCGCTGCCGATGTTCACGATCACGATCTCCTGCTGGTCCTCATCGTCCGCGTCCGGCAGCGTCAGCGAGATCGTCCCGCTCGCCTGGTATGCGACGTACCCTGGGTACGCCGTCAGCGTCCCGCTGGTGGTTTTTGGGGTCATGCTGACGGGTACGTTCTTCGTCTCGAGGTCACTGGCGCCGGTGCCGTCGGCGTCGATGACGTCGGTCTCTTGCATCAGCGTCCGCTGGTCCTGCGTCCCCGTCACCACGGCGTAGAGCAGGCACCTCTGGTTGGCGTAGACGGAAGTGATCGTCGCGGATGGAACGATGAACCGGATGCGGTTGTACTCAGCGCCGACGCCGTCGGTCTCTGGGGTCGTGGTTGCGAGCGTGATCGGGTTCTCGGCGCTGTTGAGACGCTTGAGGTACAGCGTCGCCGCCGCGCAGCCCCCGAAGTTCGCCCGCGTCCCGCCGCTGGCCGCGTAGTCCTCCCAGCAGTCAAGGATCAGCTCAAACGAGTCGCCGACGACCAGCGACGGGATACGTGTCTCGTATCCGGCCGGCGCGTTGATCCCGGTGTTCCCGGTGTCGACGTACGGCGACTTGCCAAAGTCCGCGAGCAGGTGATAGGTGATGTCGGTCGGGAAGCCGACAACTCCACCGATCTCCGACCGCTGCACCGCGCCCTGGTCCAGGTAACCGACGTTGATCCCGTCGCCGAAGTCGCCCGGGAACCCGGTTGCCCGGAGAGCCGCGCCCGGGTAGAAGTTGCCCGACGCTGGTGCCGCAAAGCCGGGGTCAACGGCGGTGTCACCGTAGCCAACGGCTACATTGGTCCTGGGAGTCCCGTTCGCGTTGAAGTTATTTGACCGACGGACGGCCTTCCTGCCGACCGCGGATGAGTCCGAATAGTCCCCCGTCGTGCAAGTGTCAAGAACACAATCCACCAATGCCGCATACTGTGCGTTCGCTTGGGACACGCCGGTCGTGCATCCGTAGCAGGTGCAGTTAACGGCAACCCCTGAACCACCGAAAGAGAACCCGGTCGTACCAGTACGCGCAATGCATGAGACGCAGGACATGCCGTTATATGCGAGGAAACCGGTGCCGCAGGCTGTCGTTACGCACCCCACCGCGAGCGTCGGAACGCCTTCGAACCAGAACCCAGTGGTGCAACTAACCGCCTGACACCGGAACGCCGAGACCCCCAAGTTGTAGATTGTCTGGTTTCTAAACCCGGTCGGAGTCCCGCCCGAAGCAGTCGCGGAACAGTTCTCTGCCATCGCCGCGTCTCGCATCCAGACGATGCTGGAACCCGACCCTGTCAAGCGCAGGTGGTAAGCATGGCAACTGTATGTGAGGTAGAAAGTGTAGGCACCGCACGCGATCAGAGGACGACTAGTCCCCGTCGGGCTGTCCCCCCTCGAAACGCTGTACCCGGTTACGGTGCTCCCCGTATTTATGTCAGAGGTGAGCGTGACGTTGTCCGCCAAGGTATGCGTGGCGTCCGCCTTAATGTGGGTTTGGTTCCCTTTCACGGAGGCCGCCGCCATGGTCGCGTTCAGTGTCTGCGCCCCGCCGACCTTGATTGAGAGGCCAGACTTCGAGGAGCCGATGGTGCGGTCGATGGTGACGGAGTTCGACGAGATGAACGTGGTCACGACGTAGAACCCGTCCGTCGACGTCCCCGCGCCGGTGTTCCAGAGTGCGTTGCCCACCATCGCCGCGGTGAACCCTCCGGTAGCACTCGTCAGCGTGGTTCCGGCAACGTCGCTCGCCACGTCCGTCAGCGAGAGCTGCGCCGCGTTCTGCTGCGAGTAGTCCGTGCCGGCGCCGGCAAGCGACTGGTCGAAGTAGCCGCCGTTCAACGCCGACCCGTTCGCCCGGATCTCCCATACTCCAGTGGCAGCGAGGGCCATGGTCAGTTCTCCTTTTCAGCGAGCGGCGCGGCCTTGCCGTCCAGGGCCACGGCGGCGGGGCAAGCGGCCTCGACGGCGGCGACGTCGACCGAGACACCGGCCTTGCGCAGCTCGGCCACCACGGCGGCCTGCGTCGCGCCGTAGAGGTCACGGGCCGCGAGCTTCCCCTTGCCGTCCACCGGCCAGTGCCGCTTGCCCAGGTCCGCCCGGAGCAACCAGCGCCGCTGGCAGCAGGAGACGTCGTCGATGACCGAGTCCGGCGGCAGCGTCACGTTGTCCAGGTTGCAGCCCCGGAAGGAGACGCCGCGACTCCCCGGCGGGAACACCGCAACTGTTGCGTACTCGCCGTCCTCCGGCTCCACGCTCAGGCAGGCATTCCTGACCTCGCAGTCCACCGGCGGCGGGCACTTCGCCAGGTCCTCGATGGTCCGCGCCTCGGGAAACGTCTTCTCGGCGGCGCTGCGCACCAGCACGATGTTCGACCAGTCGGCGTTCAACTTCATGGCGTTCCGACCTCCCAATAGTCAAGGATGTACTCCAGGCGCCCCGCTGCGTTCGTGCAAAACTTCCCGATCAGTCGGTCCGCCCCGCCAGGCGTCCCGCTCGTCGCCAGTTCCCACCAGGGCGATACGCCGAGGTAGTGCAGAAAGAGTGAGACTCCGGCAACCGGATGCGAGGCGAAGTCCTTGGAGTATGCGGCCAGCGCCAACGTGTCGCTGCGGAGCGCGTAGAAGGTCAACCGTCCGGCGGTCGCGTTGTACGTCCATCGCTTCGGCGGCCGGAGCACCACCGGGCCGTACTGCATCTGGTGCCAGGCCGTGCACCTGATTCCGTCGCAGTACGCGACGCCCAGCGGTATGATCTGCCGGCCGACGACGGTCGCCGGCACCGTGGCCTCGGTCGTGTGGTAGTTGGTCGACGCGCCAGCCGGCGACATCGACGCCCAGGACGCGTACTCGTAGACGACAAGTTCGGCGAGCGGGTACGGCGCGGCGTGCGCGATCTCCGCGCCGTCCCACCGGACGTCGAGGCAGACGGCGTAGGTGCCCAGCGCCGCCGGTATCGTCGCGACCAGGGCTGCCCCCGTCCCCAGGAGGTTGGACCACGCAAACGCGCCAGACTCGTACTGCGCCGCGGCGTAGGTGTGCGTGTTCTCCCAGGCGTATCCGTTGTCGTACTTCACCTCGACGGTGAGCCCCGTGCTGCCGATGTGGCCGGCCCACGGGCCGTCGTACTTCGACAACGCCACCTGCAGCGCCGTCCCCTCCGGGGTCTCCTGGCAGAGCACGGACCCGTCCGGAGAGTAGAGGGTGCTACGCCTCTCCTGCCGCGAGAAGTCGCCGGCCGACGGCCACACCGTCTTCGTCCGCTGCGTCTGGTACTCTCTCAGCCTGCTCACGGTATGTCTGCCCAGTCCCCGGCGATGGTCAACGTCTGCCGGACCATGCTCAGCCCGTTCTGGCCGTCCTGCACGTCGACCTCCTCGACGTCCCAGGTCCCCGAGTAGTCGAACCATCCGAGGTCGGTGCCGTACAGGTCCTGCAGCGACGTCCCTACCCACACGGATGGATTGGTGGCGGTCGCGCCCTCCAGCCCCTCGGTGGCCCAGTTCGCGTAGTCGGTCGTCAGCGTGTCGCACTCCTTGTGACGCACCAGACGCCGGACGAGTCGTTTCTGGTACGTCGGGAGGTCGCTGCCGACGGCCGAGGGCTTCACCCGCTTCTCATAGCGCGCCGAGTAGGCGTCCCGGATCCAGACCGCCTCGATGAACCCCAGGAACGCCATGTCAGAAGCCCCCCACGTCGGTGCCAGCAGCACCCGCCGGCAGGCGCCCGGCCAGGATCGCGTTCGTTCGGCGCAACTCCTCGAGCATCGCCCGCCCGGCAGCCACCTCGCCCTCGGAAATCGCCTGGCCCTGCAACGCCGTCGCCGGCGCAAACACCGCGCCCATGGCAAGGTTCGCGGCGCCCTTGTAGTAGGTCTGCAAGCCGGCAAACGCCTGCATGAGCACGCCGGCCGCGTCGGCCGCAGCACCGATCGTCGCTGCCAGCCCCTCGAACACGGCCGCCAACGACTTCATCTGCTCTTCGTTGGTGGCGAACTTCGCGACTCGGTCCAATAGCGGCACCAGCGCCTCAGAGGCTCCTGCTACGCCACGCTGAAACCCCGCCAGGACCTCCGGCGCCATCAGGCGGTCCATCACCCGGGCCAGGTCGTCGAATGACCCTGCGACCCCCGTGCGCACGGCGCCGGACATCGCGGCCCCAAGCCGCTCCCACTTGTCGGAGAGCTCGACTGCGGCCCGTACCTGGTCCCCGCTCATCACGATGCCCATGCGCGCCGCCTCGCCGGTCAGCTCGCGGTACGCCTTGACGCCGCCGGTCAACATCGGCAGGAGCTTCAGCCCGCCCTTCCCGAACACGTCCTGCGCCAGCGCCGCTCGGGTCTGCGCGTCGGCCACGCCTGCCAGCGCCTCGGCGGTCATGTCGAACCGCTCCTTGGGGCTCGCCTTCTTCAGCGCCTCGGAAGACACGCCGAGCCGACCGAACGCCGCCGCCTGGGCCATCGAGCCGTCCTCGCCCTCAAACATGGCGTTCGCCACACCCTTCATGGCGGCCTCCACGTTCTCCAGGCTCGCCCCGGACAACTGCGCCGCGTGCTTGAGCGCCTGCACCTCGTCGGTCGTCAGTCCGGTACGGTCAGCCGCCTTAGCCACGGCGTCCCCGAACGCCGCCGCTTGCTTGACCGCGTAGACCCAGCCCGCGAAGCCGGCGGCGCCGATGGCCGCGGTGTACTTGCCGACCTGCCACACGGCGTTGCTGACGCCGCTCAGCGTGGAGTACAGCTTCCGCGCGTCGCCGCTGATCTCGAACCCTAAGACTCGCGTCTGTGAGGACATTCGGTCTCAGCCTTCCAAGCTGCGGTCACTTCTCGGATGCGGCGGATCCGCTCGGCGGCGTAGGGGTCTGGGCGCCGGCCGCCATCGCCGCCGGCTCGCCGCTGCGCCGCCACCATCGCACTGAGGCGAGCCATCGGAACGGCGTCCGGGTCCACGCCCAGGCGCGAGCACACAAGGTCGACATCCCCGAGCCAGTCGACGTCGAAGGCGGTTGCCCCGTTTTTTTTTGAGCCGACCCCGCCTGCGCCAACTGCCCGACCGCGTCCCGCAGGGCGCACGCCAGGACGTTGAGCACGTCCACCGGCGGCGGGTCGCCAAACTCGATGGCAGCGAACGTCAGCGCCTCCTCGTCGAACGCCGCCCACGTCTCCCGCGCCACGTCGTCGACGCGCTTGAGGTACGCGGTCAGCATCTCCGGCGACCCTGCAGCCAGCGCCTTCTGAGACTCCAGGATCCGCAACCTCTGATCACAAGCCATCACCTGCCGCAGCGCCCGGGCGTCATGGCAGACGACGTACAGCGCCCGGTAGGCGTCGATCGGTTGCGCGTCCTCGATCCGCCCGAGCAGTGGCGAGTCGATGGCACGCAGCGCCACGAACGCGCGCCGCCCCACCGGGCGCAGCCAGCCGGACCCGAGTTGATACGGCACGCCAAGCGCCGCCAGCCCCTCGGAGACAGGGGCGGCCGGCTCCGGGACCTCGGCGAGGCGCCGTAGCTCCGGGTCGTTGTCCAGCAGGTACTGCAGGCGCTTGGCGGTGCCGAACTCCACGGTGCCACCTCCTAGGTGACGTTGAAGTGGCCGGTAAACGCCAGCGTCTCGTAGGCGTCCGACTTCTCCTCGGTCTCGACCGAGTCGATGGTGTAGGCGACGGTGTTGACCGTGCACGTATCCCCGATGGCCGGCCGCGTGCTGCCGGTGTCCCACTCGGCCGTCGCCGAGAGCTTCTTGATCTTCTGCTTCAGTGTCTCGCCGTCGATCTTCCCGACGGCGTTGTGACTCTGGACGTACTCGCTCTCCTCGCTCTCCTTGATGCTGGTGAGCGTGGTCCCGGTCAGGGTGAGCCCCGACTGGGTGCTGACCACTCCGTACCGCTTGGCCATGGCGTGACCCCTTCTGTGTGCTACTGTTGCGTACTACGGCGTGACGCCGTGAACCATCGAACCGCGCGTGATGATCGTGAGCGACATCGTCCGCACCTGCGTCTCCTCGTCGACCCGCGACGGCCCCTCCTGGCGAATGGCCAGGAGCTTCACGTTGCCCAGGTGCTCCAGGCGCGACAGGATGTCCGTCTGGTTCATCAGGTCGCGGATGCCGCCCATCACCGTGCGTACCGTCTCCCCGTTCAGGTCGGAGTCCTTCCAGGTCGCGGCCATGATCTCGATGTATGCCTCGTCGTAGCTCTCGGGCGCCCCGAAACGCGGGTCATCGACTGCCGAGCAGTGCACGAGGATCACCGGGAACGTCCGCGCCGAGGACTGGTCAGCGAACCGCCGCTTTGTGTAGGCCGCAAGGTCGGTCCAGTCGCCGAGCGCATGCAGCCAGGCGTCCTCGTAGGCCTTCTCCGCGGTGCGCTTGATCGCCATCAAACAATCCTCCGGCGGCCCCAGGCCCTGACCATCCGCTGCACGTAGCGGTTGAGCTGAGACTCCAGCATCCGCGCCGCGCCGTGCGTCGCGCGGGCGGAAATGTGCGAGGGCTGCACAAGGTCTACAGAACGCCCGGGCAGGTGCGGCACCGCGCCCCCCTGGTCAAGCGATGCGATGAATGGCACGGAAGACCACAGCGAGAACGCCGGCCGCTGCGCGTCGGAAGTCCGGTCGGCATACCCGCCGTCCTCTCCAGACGTAACGGCCGCCGGCACGCCGCCGAGCGCCCGGATCGCCGGCAGCCAGCCGCCCTTGGCGTACCCGCGGTGCGGGATCGGCCGCAGCGACGGCATGCCGCCATTCCGCCGGTATCTCGGAGACGGCAGGTGCACGTCCTCGCCGTTGACCCGCGCCCACTCGGTATGCGTCGGCGCCAGCGGCGTGTAACGGAGCGCCAGGTGCGCCCACTGCTTCGCGGTCGCGCGTACCACACTGCGGGAGTCGCGCCTGGTCAGCGTCGACGCCTCGCGGACGAACCCGCGCAGCGCGTTGATGTCGTGCATGTTCGCTTGGATCTTGACCGGCATGTCAGTCCCCGTACTGGTCGCTGAGCAGCAGGCGGTACGTCTTCCCGGTGCTCGACCTCCGGCGGTCCGCAATCCGGTACGTCACCCCGCCGAGCGTCACCGTCGCGCGCAGCGTCGGGTGCCCGGCCGTGAAGTCGGCCACCAGCACGTCCACGTTAAGCACCCGCAACGTCCGAGCGCCCTGCGGCGGGTAGACCGTCTCGACGCTCTCGCCGCCGCGGATGAGGTCGTACGTCGCGCCGCTGTAGGTCAGCGCGTCCGCCTCGACGAAGTCGGAGTCCGCGAACAGGTCTGAGGCGATGTCGAAATCACCGGCACCCATTATGCGCCCTCCCTGCCGCCGAACCGGTGCTCGCACCGGACGCCGGCGTGTAGCTTGAGCTCCCAGTTCCGCGCCGTGCAGTCGAGGCTGAAATGCGAGTCCCAACCGGCCGCATACTGGCCGTCAATGAAGTCAAAACGGAACGGCATGCACTCGTGCACCACGCCGTTGTTGGCCAGGGTGAACCCGCCGGCCAGGAACCCGACGTCCACCAGTCCGTCCGCTGGCAACTCGTCATAAGTCAGGATGTTCCGCCACCAGCCCGGGCCGTGCGCGCCGACGATGCGCCCGTTGCCGCTGCGGCTCGCGTAGACGCCCCCTACCGCCGCGACGCGCCGCCGGATGGGCAGAGACTCGGCCAGGCGCCGGAGGCCGTCCAGGGGCGGCAGAACGTCGTCCTCCAGGAAGACGACCATGTCAGTATCCACGCCGGGCAGGATCTCGTTGTACAGCCGCGCGACGTGCGCGTGCTTGGCGTATTCCAGAGTCTCATGCGTCGGCCGACGGTTCGACGTCTTGTACCGGATCGCGTGGAACCGGTGGGCCACAGCGCCGAGCTCGCGCCGGGCCTGGTCGGCGAAGTCTGGGTTGCCGGAGTTGTCGAGCAGGGCGAGCTCGCACCGCGGCGGAAGGTCCGCAGCACCGAGCCACTGCAGCCAGCCCGGGAGCATGTCAGACCGGCCAGCCAGGAGTGTCACTATCGCATACGTCCGGTACTGCCACAGATGCGGCCAGTCGCGTGGATCGGTCGCCTGCGGCTGCGTGTGCCGGTCGCCGACGTGGTCGGTCACCTGGATGGCCACGGCGTTCTTCTTTCCGGTCCACCCGGCCCTGGAGAGCTCCAATGCCAACGTCCAGTCGTCATACCGCGTCGTCCGCGGCCAGCCGCCGGCCTCGACGATGGCGGCCCGCCGCCAGCAGGCGGTGCTGCTCACGTAGTTGTGCTGCCGCAGCTTCCACGGGCTCCACTCGTCCGGCACGTGGTACACCCTGCCGCTGTCTCCGTGCGCGAGGTCGGCGTAGATCACGCCGTCGCGCTCGGTTGCGTGCCGGATCGCATCGGCGCATCCGGCCAGATACCCGGGCGCCATCACGTCGTCAGCGTCGCAGAAGACCACCCAATCACCGGTGGTCAGGTCGAGCCCGACGTCACGCGCCGGGTTCGGGCTGCCCCAGATCCCGCCGAACACCGTCCAACCCTTGCGTGGGGCATGCGCGCACCCGTCCATGACGAGAGCGCGGTCGCGGGCTGGGTACGTCTGAGCCTCGATAGCGGAGAGGGCGCGCGGGAGGAAGGGCAGGTAGGGGCGGTGGCAGGTGAGTACTACGGATATTCGCGGGTCAGGCCGTGGGCGCGAAAAGTCCCCACTCCACTTGGCGTCGTAGACGCCAGAGGGTGAGGATCGCGCCAGGCGCAGATGCCCGGCTATCTCTGGTGTGAGACCTGCGGCCCAATCTGCCCGCCCTGCCATCGCGCGCGCCCTCCCCTGCGACGATCACGCCCTGTGCTGGGTGGTGTACTCGATGAACGCGGCGTAGGTCGCCGTGTGTTTGCCGCTCACGGTGCCGATGATGCGGATGAACTGTTTCAGCGCCTGGCTGTCGAACCGGGTGCTGCGGATCCGCGCCGTCGCCTGGTGGGTGCAGATTGCCCCGCCGCTCACGTCCGCCCACGAACCACCGAGGCTCGCGTGCTGCAGCTTGAAGGCGCACGCGCCGCCACCGGTGCCCGGGCCGGCGATCACGTGCACCGCGATCGGCCCGATGGCCGCCGAGACGTCGATGGTCCCGCCGGTGTACGTGCTGTTCCGCGACGCCGGCGCTGCGAGCACCTGCCGCGTCATCCCGTCGTATGGCCCGATCATGTCGGCCTCCTATCGTTCGCCGGGGCTCCGGCCGTCCGGTAGCCCCGGCCGCTACTGTTGCGGACGGATTACTGAGCGCCGCTGTCGGTCGAGCACACGAAGCTCGCCGTGTGCCGGATCCCGACGTCGGTGAGCATGTGCATCACCACGCGGACCTGGTGGAACGCGGCGCGGGTGTACGGATCCACGACCACGTCCAGCCCCTCCCAGTCAGCCAGGATCAGGTCGGCGAAGTTGCCGAAGATGACCTTGTGGCTCAGGCTCTGGTTGGTGACGAGGGCGCGGTACCCGTTCACGGTGTTGTCGGGGGACCAGAGGAACGCGGCGGTGTTGGTCGCCTGCTCGATCTGCTTCCACTTGCCGCGGACGCTCGGCGACACCACGAACGCGATGCTGCCGACGTCGGCGTTGCTCGCGGCCAGCGTGCTCTCGAACAAGCACATGTCCGCCCACGTCGCCGCGCCGCCGAACGTGACGGCCCCGGCGGTGCACTGCGTGATGATGCCGGACGGCTGCCCGCCAGCGCCGGAACCGGCCAGCGCGGCCAGGTCCTTGGCGATGGCCAGCACGGTCGCGATGTCCTCGCGCACGAACGCCTCGACGTCCAGGCTGGACTGCGCCAAGAGCTGCTTCGAGAACATCGAAGTGGCGCCGAGCTTGTGGGGGGTCAAGGCGACCTGGCCCATCCCCTGCGTGCTGTCAGTGGTCTCAGCCACCTCGGCGGTCCAGTACGCCGTCGCCCCGCCGCTCTGGGTCGGGATCGCGACGTCACCCTGCAGCCCCGACAGGACGCGGGCACCGGCGGCCACGCACACCTGCTTGTTCCGCAGGAGCTCGATCAGCGAGCCGGCCAGGACGTCGGTCCCGACGCTGTACCCGCCGACGTTGTCGGTCCCGGCGGCCAGCGCGCGGTTGCCCAGGTTCATCGGGACGAAGAAGCCCTCGGGCTGCTTGCCGGTGCGCTTCGCCATCTCGACGCTCATCTCGCGCTCCAGGCCGTCCAGCGGCTTCTGCTGCGCGAGCAGGTTCAGCGCACGGCACAGCGAGTACCGCTTCGCGTCCTTCTCCGGGACCTTCAGCGGCGGCAGCGGGTCGACGGGCTTCAGCCCCTCGGCCAACTTGCGCAGCGCCAGCGCCCGGAACTCGTCCAGGCTTCCACCGGCCTCGACGTGGCGCTTGGCCTCGTCGCGCATGCCGTGGCGCTCGCCGATGCTCAGGATCTCCATGGCGTCGCGGACGGCGCCCTTCACGTCGATTGCCGGGGCGGCCGGGGCGGCCGGGGCGGCCGGAACGGGCTCGGGCTTCTGGTTCTCAGTGCTCATCTTCCGCGTCTCCTTCTCGTCTGCTGGTTCGGCGGCCGGCTCCGTGCCGGCATCGCCCACAATCTCGACGTCTCCGTGTTCCTGGCCGTCCGCGCGACCGACGCCGACGCTCGCGTCAGCAGGGTCGGCCACAAACGCCAGGTGCACCGGCTCCCACGCTTCCGCGCGGTAGGTATCGACGCCCTCGGCGTCAGTGCTCTCCAGCCGCATCTTCTGCAGCTTGTAGGCCACCGACACGTTCCGGCGGATGCCGTCCGCGATGTCGCGCCGGACTTCCTCGGCCCGTTGGTTCCGACTGAACCGCACGGTCGCCCGACCCTTCCGGTCGGCGCCGATCTCGGCCGCGATCACCACACCGATCTGGTCCCCGTCGTGCTCGTCGCGTACGGCTGCGCCGTCCAGGAATCGCGACAGGTTCGCAGCGCCCGGGGAATGGTCCAGGATCTCGTTGCCCCAGTACCGGCGAACCGGAGTCTCGGAGCTGAACGAAACGCCCTCAAGGACATGGTCATTGTCGCCGGCCCAGCGCAGCTCAAGGGAGAAACTCCTGGTCTGCGTCTCGGCCTTGATCTTACGCTTGAGCGCCCGCTGCTGGGACATTGCCAGCCTCCTTTTTTACGGTCGCCTGCACACCGTAGCGGGCGGCCATCTCAGCGTCCGCCTTGACGTCCGCGAACACGTCCTCGCGGTCGTTGCCGTAGCTCGCCGCGACCTGCCGCGGCGACTTCCACCGGCGATCCTCGGCGATCTCGTCAGCCCGCGCATCCTTCTCCGGGTCCACGCTGGACCACGTGCGCGGTTGCCAGGCGGCCGAGTTGAAACGGTCGAACTTCGCCGACGGCAGAACCACCGCCTGCGTCAGTAGCGCCATCTCCAGCCAGGCCGAGAACACCGGCGCGCACAGACCCTCGACAAGCAGTTCGGCCTGGTCCATCCCGAACCCGTCCTGGTCGTCCAGGTTGCCGACGCGCATGCTGCTGTAGTTGGCCTCGGCGAGGTCGGAAGTCAGCTTGGCGTAGGACACGTCCAGCCCGGACGCGGCGCCCTTCAGGCAGGCCCCCACAAACGCCGGGAACTGCGCCGTCGGGTGCTGCGGGTCGTGCGCCTTGTACGTCACGCCGGCCGGCAGAAGACGGTTGCTGCCGGGCTCGGCGTCCTCCAGCCAGGAACCGTCGACGTCCTTGCCGTCGCCCTGGTATTCCGGCCCGGTCTCGTAGAACCCCATCTTGCAGCTCGCGGCGCGGGCGGCCACCACCTCGGCCTCCTCGTACCCGGACAGCATGTGCAACCGCCGGAGCGCCGAGCACATTGCCGTCACCCCGCGCACCTGGCCGGTGCGCTCCACGGTGTAGACGTGCAGTAGGTCGCTCACCGGAATGCGGACGCGCTGACGCGGCGCCACGCTGCGTAGGTCGCCCGGGTGCGCGGTAAACAGGTGGTACGCCGTCGGGCGCATCCACTCGTCCAGTTCAACGCCCATTCGCACGCGCGGCGAGCCCCCGCGCGGCTCGGCGTCGTACTCGTGGTCCAGCAGATCAGGCTCCAAGAGCTGCACCGCGAACCCAAAACGGTTGCGGCCCCAGCCGCGGAGCAGTCGTACCAAGGTCTCGCCGTCCCGCTTCACCCCGCGCATGGCGACCCGCTGAACCCCGAGCCAGGACAACTGCCCGTCGGCCGTGCAGACGCCCTTGCGCCCCCACTGCCGCCAGCCGTCCTCAACCTTGGCGTTGGCGCCGACGTCCATCGACCCGTCAGCGTTCCGAACCTGCATCTGCAGGATCGCGCCGGCCGGCCCGACCAGGTTCTTCTCTACGACGCGCAAATAGCGGCGGATGTGGTCGTTGTCCCGCTCCTCGACCCGGGCACGCTCGCGCGTCGTCTTGAGGCCGCTGCGCACTTCCTCGTTCGGCGCCAGCGCCGACATTATCCAGTCGGACGTCAACCGCGAAATCCTCGCCGCCGCATACGCCCGCGCGCCGGCGGCCGACTCGTCCCGGTGCACGAACCCGAGCCGGCTCATCACCTCACGGAAAATGCCGCGGCGCTTGCTCATGCCTGCTTGAACTCCGTCAGCACAAGGTTGCGGTGGGCGCGGCCGGCCGCGATGTCCTCGGCCGCCTTCTCCCGCTCATACTCGCTGCGGTAGAACGCGCGCCACTTCTCGATGTCCTCAGGCGACAGGCGCGTAATCCGCCGGTCGCCAACGGTGACGTCGAGCTGGTCCTTGGTCGCCTTGCCCTGGATCAGCGCCTCGATGGCGTCCAGTACGATCTTGGCATGGCTCCGGCCATCGTAGGTGACCAGGGTGGCGCCCAACGTGCGCGCCACGGTCAACCGCCCGCGGTCGACCTCGTACCGCTCCAGGGTGAGCCCCGTGCCCTTGTGAGCGTACAGGCCCCACCAGTAGTCGTCGCCGACCGTCAGCGCGGCGGTCTGCGCTGGCGTAATCGACGCCAGGTAGCGGCCGTCAGAGACGGAGCAGACAATCGTGAGCGACGTCGACCCGCGGAACTCGTAGGTGAACGTCCAACCGTCGGCGGTCGGAAAGTCGCCGGCGTCACGATACCAGGAGACGGTCGTGTTCTGGGTGACCGTCGCGGGGATTGCGTCGAGAGCTGCTGGTGCCATGCCAGTAGTAGGACGTCTGGCAGGCACGTACGCAACGGTAGCGGACTACGCAACGGCCGGCCGGCGTCCGCTCTCTACCGACCGGAACCGGCGGCCACACTTACAGCAGCGATGCTGGCGGACGGTACAACTGCCGCGGCGCTTGGTCGACTCGATCACCGAGGAGTCGCCGCCGCAGTGCGGGCAGTACGCCTCCGGGATGCGAAAAAACCGCACGCTCTCAAGCCTCGCCATGGGACCTCCAGTCGTAGACGTGGATCATCCTACACCCGACCTGCTGCCGGACGTCCGGGCTGCGCCCGACCCAGCCGGCCACAACGTCGTCGTCGAGCCCCTGGTGGCAGGCGCTCCCAGCCTTCCAGCGGTACGGGTAGGAGATCAGGCACCACCGCCCCAGGCGCCGCGCCTCGGCGAAGAAACCGGACCTGTCCGTCAGGTGCTCGATGACCTGGAACGCCATGACCACGTCATAGGCGCCGTCCGGGAACGGCCACGGGTGGACGTCGGCGTTGTGCGCGACCGCGCCCGGCAGATACGGGTGCAAGTCCATCACCGTGGCGGCCTTGTCTAGGGGCAGCATGTACGCGCCAACCTCGAGCGCCGTCCGGTAGGGGATCTCGGCCAGGCGCCGGGCCGCAGCCCCCAGGTACAGCCAGCGGCGCATGGAGTAGTACTCCGGGTGCGCCTCGACGACGCGTGCGAACTCGGCCTCGGTGATGATGTCGTCTTTCATGGTTCCGCCTTCCCGTAGTCGACTGCGGTGAAGTTACTCGCTTCCTTCGTCTTGGCCGCGAAATAGCGGCCATAGCGGGCCACCTGGCCGCGGGTCCCGTCTATGTGCCAGACGCACACCCCGAGCGCCTTGTAGACGCCGTGGCGCTCCTCTCGCATCCGCCGCGTGACACGCTGCACCCACTGAATCCGCTCCCCGGTGTAGCCGGGGGCGTACAGATCAACCAGCGCCCGGCGCATCACCGTGCAGCAGGTGTAATTCCTGCCCCACGGCAGCATGCCGAGCTCCAGGCCGTCGACGGTCTCTACCTTCACCGGCACCAGCACGTTGGACACGCCGTTGCGCTTCAGCATGACGGCTCCGATGTCCGGGTGCCCGTCCATCAGCGTCACGAGCCGCTCGAGCCCGCCAGGCGTTTCGAGGGCGCAGTCGTTGTCGAACTGGCAGACGTACTCGCAGTCGGCCCCGATCCGCGCCAGCCCGTCCGCCATCCCCCCGGCGTCGCCAGTATTCGTCGTGTTCCACACCGGAAGCAGCCGGTAAAACCCCTCCACCGCGACGCTGCGCAGCCAGGCCCCGGTGCCGTCCGTGCTCGCCTGGTCCACGATCACGTGCCGGTAGTCGACATATCCGGCGTTAGCCTGGATAGACCGCACGCAGAGCACGGTGTACTCCAGGCGGTTGAACGCGCGGGTGAGGATCTCCAGTCTTGCCACCTACCACCTCGTCGCCCAGTTGCCCCGGCTGCCGCCGCCGCGGATCCACGACTGACGCGGCACCGAGACAGGTTTCGCCACCGCCGCACCCGCCACCGCCGGCGGCCCCGCCGGCAGTTCCACGCGCGCACCCTTGCCCACAATCGACGCCCCCAGCGTCGACGCCGCCACGCAGCACCCCGTCAGGCAGTCCAGCCAGTCGTTCGGCTCGTTCGGCTTCTGATACCACAGATAGAAGTCCATCCGCTCGCCCGGGTTGAACTCGGCCAGCGTCTCCGCAACGACGTGGCGCGCGAGGTCGCGGTGCACCGCCGGCTCCTCACCGTACAGGCTCAGGCTCCCCGGCGCCCCCGGTGGCAGCATGAACGCCTTCTGCGCATGCATCCGCCACGGGTCGGCATTCTGGCACAGCACGCGGCCCTTGCGGGCGTAGTCCGTCCAGTGCCAGCCCTCGCCCGGCCGCCCAATCGCGTGCGTCGGCCGGTACGTCCGCGACCCGTACCCGCGACTGCATGATATCTGCTGTGGCCTCCTCTGGGCTCTCATCCAGTTGAACACCACGTCCATCTGGTAGCCGCAGTCGACCAGGATCCGGTCTACGCCTACCTGCGTGCCGTCCTCGCGCCGGAACTCGCGCGACAGTATCAGCGTCGCCACCTCCGTCAGCCCCCGGTAGATCGCCTGCGCCTCTGTCTCCCCGGCCGAGCGATCCTTGGTGAACAGCGGCGAGCCGTCCGGCGGGTACCTGCCGTAATCCAGCACCCACCCGGCGAAGTCCTGTCCATACGCCACCGCCGCCCAGTGCAGCCCCCTCGCCACGTTGACGTCGATGAACGCCACCACCCACGGCGCCGACGGCGGAACCGTCAACCGGGGCATCCCGTTCAGCCGGGATAGCACGACGTCCGCGCTCAGTTCGTACACGCTTGGCCTCGCCTGGATCGGGTCGTTCTGAAACTCGGCTCCGAATACCCGCTCCCCCCGGTCTATCAGCAGGTTCTCCGCACTCTGGATCGCGCTCAACTCGTCGCCGTTGTACCGATGCTCCCACCCGACCCTGGCGCCGGCGTCCATCTCGGCCCGGCGTGCCCGGTAGAACTCGTCCGCCCCCTTCCCGCCGTCCCCCTGCCGCATCCCCTCGCGCCGCAGCTCGGCGTACTCCTTCCACAGCGTCCCTTGCGCCGCCGGCCAGTCGTAGACCATCCGCGCCCTCTGCCCCTGCCACTCCGGGTGGCGCTTGCCATCCAGCAATCTGTCGGCGAGGTCGCCGCGCTCGATCACCGTGCACGGGCAGACGGCGGCAATCTTCTTCCGCGGCCCCGCCAGCCCGAGCACCGTGCCGCACAACAGCGCCTCGCGGTCGTCGCACTGCGTCAACGACCGCGCGCTCTCGTCCGTCTGCGGGTCGTCAACCAGGGCGAAGTCAGGCCGCCGCGTTTTGCCGTCGGCCGTCTTGTGCCGCAGCCCACGCAGGTGCCCGGTCAACCCCCGACTCTCGATGATGCACCCACTCGCCGGCGAGCCTTCGATCTGCGGGAATACGATCTTGGCCGTCTTGAACTCGGCGTGGACCCGCTCGCCTTCCACGGTTTGCGCCCGCGCCCGCGTAGCCGACCCCTCCAGTGCCCGCAGCGGCCCGACCGCGTCCCAGTGGTCACGGGAGAGCTTGTCGTTGCAGTCTATTTCAGCCCGCAAGGACTCGATCATCTTCCCCGCCTGCTCGGCGGTAGCCGCGATCAACACCACGTACTGCCGGTGCCCGTACAGCACCGCCCACAGCGCCGCGCCCTCGCAGATTGATGTCTTACCGGAACCGCGCGGCATCGCAAAGGCGAACTGCCCCCCGCGGCGTAACGCCCTCTCAAGCACCCCGATCATCGTCATGTGGTCAGCCCCGAACGGCAGCGCGAATGTCCCCGGCATGTACACGCGCAAAAACGCCTCCAGGCTGTCGCCGCACCGCTTTTTGCGGGCTCGGGACGGCTTCTCGTCAGGCCGCTTCACGTCGCGCTCGGAGGCCCGGCGGCGGGCCATCAGGTCGGCTTGCGCCTCGTTGACGGTTCGGGTCATAACCTAACCCCCTATGCTTGGCGGGG